AGAGTTGACCAAAGACCCGGTTGTTATCGCCCAAGAATATGATATCAACTACAGCGCGTCGGTTTCGGGCGTTGTCATACCGAACGAATGGGTACGGGCCGCTGTTGACGCGCATATCAAGCTAGGCATTGAACCCACAGGCTTGCGGCGTGGCGCGTTGGACGTTGCGGACGAAGGCAAGGACATGAACGCGTTCGGCGGCCAACACGGCATCGTCTTGGAATACATCGAACCGTTCAGCGGCAAGGGGTCAGACATTTTCAAGACGGTAGAACGCGCGTTCGAAATCAGCGACAGCGAAGGCTACAAAGAATTTTCGTATGACGCTGACGGCCTGGGCGCTGGGGTACGCGGGGACGCACGGGTAATCAACGAAGCGCGCAAGGCTGAAGGTAAACGGCAAATTGAAGTCATCACCTTTCGCGGTAGCGCTGCGGTCGTGAATCCAGACGCGAACATTGAAGCAATCGACGCCGACGCACCGAAGGACGCGGACGAACGGTTGAACAAAGATTACTACGCGAACTTAAAGGCACAAGCGTGGTGGACACTGCGGCTTAAGTTTCTGCGCACGTATCGGGCCGTCGTGCAAGGACACCCAGTTGCCGACCCGGACGAATTGATTTCCCTATCCAGCCGTATACCGCTGTTGCAGCAATTGATTATGGAACTGTCGCAACCGACGTATACAAAGAACGGCGCGGGCAAGATGCTGATTAACAAACAGCCGGACGGGGCGAAGTCTCCCAACATGGCAGACGCCGTAATGATTCTGAACGCCCCCGCTGAAGCCAAGCCGCGCGGCTTCTTTGACTTGTGATACAGTCCGCTTATCCCATGGTACTGCGGCAACGCTAGGTCGGGATTTTGAAGGGTCGCCAAACCACAACGGCCCTTCCTTGAACGCCGCCGGATACACCACGTCTAGGCGGCGTTTTCGTTTCCGCTTAAACTCACGGCATCCAACCTATCGGGGTGCCCCATGCTTACACGCTTCTTCTCTTGGCTGTTTACTTCAGCCCCCGCCGCCCAGGCCCCCACGCCCGCACCACGCAAGGACGCTTCGGCGTCCGTTTTTACAACCGATGTTGACTTGGACGGAGAAGACCTACCGCAACGGGCAACCCGTCTTGAACGTCTGCAAGCGCGGGTATTCGGGCAGGACTTCGCAAAGACCGTCCGTAATACGCTGGTTATCAATGACACGGTGCCCAATGCCCAGTCAGCAAAATTCGCCATGGACGAAGGAAGCGGCACCAGCTTTAACGGCATCAAGGCTGCGTATACGCTGGGCCAATCCGGCATGCCCGACTTGATGGCCGCGTGGTACGCATCCCAAGGTTTCATCGGCTACCAAATGGCCGCCATCATCGCGCAACATTGGCTTGTTGAAAAAGCCTGCATGGTCCCCGCGCGGGACGCCGTGCGCAAGGGGTACAAGGTCACGTCCAACGATGGCAGCGGTAAGACAACCGAAATTCTGGCGGCCATCGAAAAGGCGGACAAGCGCTACCGGCTGAAGCGCAACCTTGTGGAATTCGTGAAAATGGGCCGTACCTTCGGCATCCGCGTGGCTATGTTCAAGGTCCGCAACGTTGACCCCCAGTACTACACGAAGCCATTCAACCCGGACGGCGTGTTGCCCGGCACGTATGACGGCATCGTACAGATTGACCCGTATTGGTGTGTTCCTGAACTGACCACGGGTGCGGCCATGGACCCAACGTCCATTGATTTTTATGAACCTACCTACTGGATTGTCAACGCCCAGCGCATTCACAAATCACACCTTGTCATCATGCGGGGGGCCGACGTTGCCGACATCCTGAAGCCGTCGTACCTGTACGGCGGAATCAGCGTCCCGCAGCGCGTCTATGAACGTGTGTACGCGGCGGAACGTTGCGCGAACGAAGCCCCGCAGTTGATGCTATCGAAACGGTCAACCGTGTTCTACACCGACACAACAAAGGCCCTTGCGAACCAAGCGAAGTTCGAAGAACGCATGTCCATTTGGTCGCAATGGATGACAAATTTTGGCATCAAGGTAGCGGATAAAGACGGGGACAAAATCGAACAGACCGATACCACGTTGACCGACCTTGACGTAAATATCATGACGCAGTACCAGCTTGTTGCGGCGGCTGCGAACATTCCAGCAACCAAGCTACTGGGCACCAGCCCTAAAGGCTTCGGCGCTGCGGGTGATTATGAAATTGAAAGCTACCACGAAGAACTAGAAGCTATTCAGGTAAACGACCTTGAACCGTTGATTAATCGGCATCACGTTTGCGTCATACGTTCGGAGATTGCGCCGAAGTTCGGCATTGCCCCGTTCGAAGTCGAAGTTACCTTTAACCCGCTGGATACCCCAACCGGCAAGGAACTGGCGGAAATCAACAAGGCAAAAGCCGACACCGATAAAGCGTTGGTTGAAGCTGGGGCACTTGACGGCCACGACGTGCGGGCACGGCTGGCGAAGGAAGCAACAAGCGGGTATGACGGCATCGCCCTTGCTGTTGACCCGGCCAACGACCCCGAACCGGACGCAGGCGTACAGCCCTTGCCGGGGGCCGCTGCACCAGCCGCAACAGGGGCCGCATGATGCTGACGAAGAAGCGTACAGCGTGGGCCGCAGCCCGCAAGGAACCGCCCGTATTCAAAGGCCCCAAGCTGAACCACAATGCAGCCGTGGGCGTGCGGTACGTGGCCGCCTTGGGGTCGCTAACGGCACAAATGACAGCCCAGGTAAAACGGGAAGTCATACGGCTATACAACACGGACGCGGCCGGTTCCCACTTCGCCCAGGACGCCGCCAGCATTGGCAGTCAGGCCCGCATTCTGGTAAACAGTTTGCAAGACCGCTTCAACGCGTTGTTTGCGAAGAAGGCGAAGCCGTTAGCCGAAGGCATGGTAGACAGCGCCACGAAGGCCAGCGCGTCGGGTCTGCATGCCAGCTTGCAAGAACTGTCGGGTGGCATGTCGCTTAAAACATCCATCGGTTCGCCTGCGCTGTCCAACATCACGAAAGCCAGCGTTGCGGAAAACGTGGGCCTTATCAAATCCATTTCATCGGAGTATCTGACGAAGGTACAAGGCGCGGTGATGCGAAGTATTACCACGGGCAACGGCCTGCAAGACCTGATACCAGCGCTTGAACAGTACGAAGGGCAGACACACCGCCGCGCCCGCAACATCGCGTTAGACCAAACCCGCAAGGTTTACAACAGCGTAAACAAAGCCCGCATGCAGGCCATCGGCATTAAAAAGTTCATGTGGCACCACAGCGGCGGCGGGGCAAACCCCAGGGAAGACCATGTGGAAATGGACGGGCAAATTTACAGCTTCGACGCGTTGCCGGTGATTGACGAACGAACCGGCGAACGGGGTATACCGGGGCAGGCCCCTAACTGTCGGTGTACCATGTCGCCAATATTTGATTTTTCAGACACCCAGGAAACAACAGAATGAAAGCGGCGGGCGTTCTTTATCGCGTAGGTAATACCGTATTACTTTTGCTACGTGGCGATGACTGCGCGTGCCCTGGGACCTGGGGTCTACCGGCTGGCAAAATCGAAGCGGGCGAAACTCCCCTACAGGCGGCCCGCCGGGAATCAACCGAAGAAGCCGGGTACGCTGCGGCCGAAGAACTGCATAAGGAAATCGACAACGCGGACGGCTTCGCAACGTTTGAAGTCAAATTACCCGAACAGTTCGCCCCGGTCCTGAACTTCGAACATCGGGGGTACGTGTGGGCACCGCTTGACGCCTTGCCGACCCCCGTACACCCGGCGTTACTGCCCCTGTTGGAGAAAGTCAAAATGACTACAGCACAAGACACCGCGTCCGCGCGAATACCTGACGGCAACGGATGGTTCGAAGTCAAAGCCAACCCGCTATCGAAGGTTGGCATTTTTCCGTACAGCGGGCGGCAACTGGGTATGACCGGGGCCGATGCTGACCGCATTTATCAGGTGTACCGGCCGGAAGAAGAACTGTCCGCCCCGGAATGCATCGAATCGTTCAAGCTGATTCCCTGGGTTGATGACCACACCATGCTAGGTCCAACCCTTCAGCGTCTGACCGACCAAGCCATACCGGCCGAAGCAAAAGGGGTGCAA